TTATTAGACATGAAATTGAACACATCACACAAGACGGTCCAAACATTGGCAATTATAGGGGTGGTAAACCGAATGAAGACGATCAACAGATGAGACTGTTAATTAAGTCTGGAATTCTACCACAACACATGTATCTATTGCTACCAAAGGAGGTTGATGCAAATCTTCAAGGTTTAAGATACGAAGCCAAGAAAAGAAAGATGTCAATGATTGATACTGTCAATCAATACTTAGACACACAGGATTACCTAACCCCTGAAACCAGAGAAGAGGTGATCAACCACTGGAGATTCAGAGCCGAAAAGATCGGCGGTATTCCGAAGTTCTGATATATACTACCAGAATAACTTATTACCATTATGTCGGATAAGAAAACTCTTCGTTCCCAAGCGGACGAGATTAGAAATGAATTGGATAGTTTGATCGGAGACAATGAATCCCTTGAAGGAATCATTGACGTAGATCCACAGCTTCCAGCACACCATAGACCAACATTTAACTTCTTAGAGGTTAAAACTGGTGCAGATAAACAGGCTAAAAAGACCATTGATGCCTTGATGAGGTTCTATCTAGATTCCGACATCATTGAACATAATGAATACGTTAAAGCCAAGAGAAAGATGGACGAGATGACGATGTCATCTCTAGTGTATCAACTCCAAGCGGGTGAAAGAGCACTAACTCGTTTATTAGAGACCATCGAGGATGGCGACATGGCTCCTAGGATGTTCGAGGTTCTTGCAACCCTACAAAAGTCAATGTTGGACATCATCAAATCACAAACGATGTATTTGATGGCAACTGAAGAATCAATGAAGCGTATCGCTAGAGATTCTGAATTATATCAGGAAAAGACAAATCGTCAAATCTCTGAGGACTTTAACAATGAAAAGGGTTCATCTAACGTTCAGCGTGGAACCAAAGATCTGATGTCAAAGATTCAGGCTTCAATCGCAGGTAACGTCGAAGACGCTGAAATTGAAGAAGATACAACAGATAACACTGAAGAATGAGCGATTACGTAGGAGATAACGTTTGGATCCCAAAGGATAACGATGATTCCACCGCAGCAAAACTAGTATGGTCATCTAAAAAGGTATCTGATCTAGTAGTTGCGATGGACCAGGGTTATCGTCCAAAGATTTCTTTGCCCTTCTATGAGGGTAAACAATTTCTACGAAAGGGTAACATTGTATTTGAATACACTGACGAAGAAATTCAAGAACTTGCAAAATGTGCAAGTGATATTGTATACTTTGCTGAAAAGTATGCAGTGGTTATGACTGACGAAGGTATTCGTAAAGTTAAGCTTAGAGACTATCAAAAGGACATGTTACGTAACTTTCAAAATGAAAGATTTAATGTAGTTCTAGCTTCTCGCCAAATGGGTAAAACCGTTACAGCTTCAATCTTTAACGCATGGTACCTAACTTTCCAAGTTGACAAGAACACTCTACTTCTTGCGAACAAGTCAGATACAACTAAAGAAATTATCGATAAGGCCAAAACCGTAATTGAGAACCTACCCTTCTTTATGAAACCGGGCATTATTAAGTATGACGTTATGAACGTTAAAGCTGATAACGGTTGTCGTCTTGTAGGTCAATCTACCACTGCTAAAGCAGGTATCGGTTTTACGATTCACACTCTATTCTTGGACGAGTTTGCACACATTCACGGTTCAATTGTAGATACGTTCTATGAAAACGTATATCCTACCCTGTCGGCGTCAAAGGTATCACGTATCATCATCACTTCTACACCTAACGGTTTCAATAAGTTCTATGAAATCTATTCAGCTGCAGAGAAGGGGCTAAATGCCTATAAAGCCACTCGTATTGACTGGTGGCAACACCCCGACAGAGACGATGAATGGTATGAACGTGAATTAGGTAACCTGGGCTCTGAAGAAGCCTTTAACCGCCAATACGGTAATGAATTCGTATCATCATCAAACCTACTATTTGACCCCGTAACGATGAAGAAACTTCGCAAGGGAATGGCTAAATACGAATACGAAGATCTTGAAGAGTTTGAAAACATTCACATGGATTTGAAGGGATACCTTGGGTTTGCTCCGGATTTTGATGTTGAATACGCAAAGGAAGAAGGTAGATATTATGTGTTCTCAGTTGACATTGCCGAAGGTAACGGTGGCGACTATTCTGTAATCAACCTATTCGAGATAGTGCCAATGAAAAAGAAGCAAATGAAGTACGTTCAAAACCCAGGGGCAATGTACGATTTCTTCACGTTAAAGCAGATTGGTCTATTTAGGTCTAATGAGCACGTAATTGAAGACTTTGCTAAAGTACTTTATACCCTATCAGTTGAAATCTTTGAGCCTGAGAACGTTAAATTGATCATTGAATACAATACCTATGGTTCTATTCTAATTAAGTATTTGACAACTCTATTCCCACAGAGAAACGAGTTTGATGAAGAGATGATTGTTAGATTCAGACACCGCCACGATGCAAGGGTTTTGAAACCAGGCATTAGAGTCAAATCCGACAATAAACCTGTGATGTGTCAGAACCTTAAAAAGCTAGTTGAGGGTAATAGAATTGATTTCACTGAACATCAAACAGTAACAGAAGCATCAATGTTCGGTACTCTTGTAAATGGTTCTTATGGTGCTCAACATGGTAATGACGATACTCTAATGACGTGTGTCACGATCACTGAATTCTTCTTAACAGTTGATTACGCTGACTTCATTGAAGAGGTTCTTGATCACATTGATGAAGAACTTCACAACTACATGGAGAAAATTCTTTATAAAGATCAAAACACTGACGGAGATCTACAATATGACATTTATGATCTGTTGAATTGATAAATTGTCGTAGTTTCCTTGATATATAGTTAAAGCAAAAAAAAGTCCAATATAAAATTATGGCACTAAGTCCACAACTTCTACAATTCAAGAGCTCTGGTGTATACAGACTTGAATTCGATAAGTCGCAGACTGTCAACATTCCAGCCGAAACAATCAGATTGATTGTTGGTCACTCTAAGAAAGGACCATACAATTCTCCTGTTTTGATCGACTCAGTTGAACAGTTCATCAATGTTTTTGGTAGCATTGATCGCAACTTGGAGAAAAAAGGCATGTTCTTCCACAGATCAGCTCTTACAGCTCTAACAAGAGGTCCTATCCTAGCTCTTAACCTAGCTAAATTTGATAGCAATGACAAAATTTCTTATGCAGCACCTGTAACTGATGCTTCAGATGCACTTTCAACTGCAATTGAGAATGAAAATGAGTACTCAAAGTTTTTCAACATTGAAAAATTCTGGACTCCTTCTGACGACGCAGTTAACAATGTAGTCGGTAATGCTATTAAAGGTAACGTTCTAAGATTTGCTAACATTAAGCAAGATCCTATCACTGTTATTGTTAGACAAGCACAAGACGTTAAACCTTTCAATATCACTGCAAGAGAGTGGTACGGAGAAGGTAACGTTCCTGCATACCTAAATGACTTTGATTATATGTCAGACTTCATGGTTGACGTATTCGTATTCAAAGGAGGCTTTGATGCACTTGTAATGGACACAGATCCTATTTATGGCGAATTCTTTACAGCTGATGGTCTAGATAAGACTAAGCTTGCTGAATTTGCTAACCTAAGACAAGTATCTCTAATTGCACAATACACTGGTTCTATTCTTCCAGGTTTCACAGATCTAGAAGGCAACCAAATGTACGTTGAGACAATGATCAATTCTGAAGCAAGAAGAACAGGTTTGTTCTGCGCTGTTCTAGAAGATGCAGTTCTTGACGAAGCAAACGGTACTGCAGTTGATTTAATCGGTCACACTGGTGATTCTCTAGACGCTCTATCGTATTCTTTAACTACAGGTGATAGAGATGTTATGATTGATGCTGCATGGGTATATGCTGCTGGTTCAAACACCGCAACATTCACATACCAGGGTATACTTACTCCACCAACGTTTGATCTAAAGGTTGGTCACTACATTCATGCTGACGCTACCAATAGACTTGCTAAGGTAACTAGAATCATTAAAAACGTTATTCCAGCTACTACAGCACCAGCACCTCCGGCAGATCCAATTACAACTTACACAGTTTACGTACATACGACACCAGCTGCAGTATTTGCAGGAGCTTATTCTTCATACGAAGAAGCAACTGCTGTCTATTACCCATTCGTTCTAGATGGAGCGAAGATTGGTACACAGTCTATCCTAGATTGCCTAGACGCAGTAAACACTGGTACAAACCTAGGTAACACTCTAGCAGACAAAGATAACATCACGTACAGATACATTGTTGATACATTTGGTTCTTATGAATCTGCGAACGGTATTCTAAATAAGTCACAGCTTTCAAACCTAGCTAAGACTAGACAGAATGCTTCTGCCATCCTAAACGCGCCAATGATCTTTGAATTCAAAGCATCTACAAACCCATCTTTCATCGATGATAATGGTGCATTCAATGTAAATTACGTTGCGAATGGCGGTAACCTAGACAAGAACCCAACTTCATTGTATTCTCTACCTTCAATCAACGAAGGTGCTAACTTTGCATTCTACTACGGTCCAGGTCTAGTTGTTAGAGAGAACAATAAAGATCTAATCGTTCCTCCAGCATCTTACGTTTCTAACAACTTCATTGACAAGTACACTGATTCTCTACCATGGGCAATCGTTGCTGGTCCAAGAAGAGGTGTAGTTTCTGGTTCTGGTGTATCAGGCGCAGAATACGCATTCGACAAGGCGGACAGAGATGTTCTTGAGCCATTCGGTTACAACCCAATCGTCTTCCAAAGAGGCGTTGGTCTAACAATTCTTGGCAACAAGACTGCACAACAGTCTGTTCAGTCAGCATTATCGTCAGCGCATGTTAGGGAGGTGTTGATCTACATACAAGATGGTATCGCAGCAATTCTGAAGAACTACGTATTTGAGTTCAACACTGCACAAACAAGACTTGAGATCAAGACTCTTGCGGATTCATTCCTAGAGTCAGTTAAGGCTGATTTTGGTGTTTATGATTACAAAAACGTAATGGACACAACTAATAACACAAATGATGTGATTGACGCAAATATGGGTATCATCGATACTTATGTTGAACCAGTTAAGGGTCTAGAAATCGTTGTTCACAGAACAACTGTTCTAAACACAGGTGAAATTGCGACAGGTAACTTCAGCTAAACAGATATATAAAAAAAGCTTTTAGAAGAAATGCCATTACCACACTATTCAAACGACCAAACTAGCAAGAAAGGTAGAAACTTTGAACCAGTTCAACAGAACCTGTTTGAAGTAACAATCCTTCCCCCAGCTGGTGTACAGGGTGCTAACATGCTTTTACAGCATGTTAAGACTATTTCGGGTCTAGCGATCAATAAAGAGATCGGTACTCAAGAGCAGAAGTTCAAGTTTGTAACTCGTTCATTCGCGTCACAGCCAGACACAACTGCACTAGATGTAGCTATCGCATTTACGCTTAACCTAAACGAGGCTAACGAGGCATACGTGTACAAAACTCTAAAGCAATGGTACAATTTGATTTACAATCCAAATACAGGTACTTTTGGTTTAAAGAGAGATTACGTTGGTACTATCATCGTAACACAATTTGACAGAACTGGAGCTATCTTCAGAACTGTAACACTTGAAGATTGTTTTATCTCTTCAGGTCTACCATTCCTAGAGGGCGGTGACTATTCAGCTGCTGATCCACAAGAAATGGAAGTTACTTGGAGATGTGACTCTTGGAAAGAAGAGATTCTTTAATCTAACTTAATTAACTATAAAGAGGGGGTAGTTAACGCTTCCCCTCTTTTTTAACACCTTTCAAAAGATAATATATTATCAACATAATATGAATGATTCAAGTAAATTGACAAAGAAACTTCAAGTTCTTCTATCAGAAGATGAAGTTGCTATCTT